GTAACTGTTCCATTTGCATTCTGTATGACTGGTTTACCTGCTGTGATTGTACCTGAAGCGGTAAGGGTAGGAGAAAGACCCTCATCGTTAAATCCAGCACGTTCAGCAGGATATGTAACAAAAGCAGTATGAGTTCCTGATGTAAGACTTATGGCATTGCCACTACTTGAGCTTTCTAAAATAGTTGTTCTAGCAAGTGTATTGCCTGTATAAGTTCCAATACCTACTTCAAAAGCAATTCCATTAGCGTCTTCTATGCAATAAAAAGTTGTGCTCCCATTTCCAAGAACAGAAAAAGCCTGAAAACCAGCTACTGAGCCAGATAAAGTTATAGTTCCTGTGCCAGTTGTGGTAGAGGGTTGTTTTATACGATCCTTAACAATACGAGCCATGTAGGTTTACCCCACTAAGCTATGCGAATTATAGCGTTTGTTGCGTCAGGAGTTGGAAATTGAATAGTAAAGTCACCACTTGTTGAGCTTTTATCAGAACCAAAGTCTAATACAGCAACAGAACTATCTGCATTAGTGTCATTAAATATTAATGCACCTCTTGCAGTTATTGTTGAACTACTCCATGTAGTGTTACTAAAGTCTACAAAAGCAGTTGTACCGCCTGTTGTTGGTGTAACATTAACTAAAAGATTTCCTTTAGCAGTATATCCTGTTCCACTAGCTTCATTAGATGTTGTATATCCTGTTGTAGAAGCATCTAAACTAGCTGAACTTGTGTAAAGAGCTATGTTAAATGCATTACCACCTGCACCATTTGTTTTAAAATTATGACCGCCTTCTAAGAGTTGTTTCTTAAATGAAGTAGTCATTGCTTGCGTTATCGCCATTATAGTCTCCTAATTATGTCTGAGCCACATTTGTGACCTTCTTTTTCTAAAGTATATACTAACGTAGTTCTGTCAGATTGAATAGCTTTTTTCATATTATCAAGAATAACATTATATATAATATTCTTAAACTCTTTTGCTTGCTGTTGCAACACAGGATCAACATTATTCGAATAATGAATTATTCTATGCGTTGCTTGTTCTGCCCAATACTCTACAGGATGACCTGAATTTTCTGTTGTGTCCACAATAACATTTCCTAGTGACATTTCTGAGTTAACTGTAATTGACATTATTTTTCCTCTATTCTACTGCTTGTCTAGGTTGTCCGTATCTATAGCTATCTTGCATACTTTTACCTGCTGATTCGTTTCTTAATCTTAATATAGCCTCTTGATATTGTGTTTCATATTGTTGTTGCATATCAGGCTCACCTTTTATAAAAAGATTTGCTTGAACCATACTTCCATACAAAAGACATTCTGGTGCATTTGTTCCTAGCCATGTTTCTCCACTAGAAACTTGTGTAATAGATGGTGGATTATAAAAATAATGTAATTCAGTTGTATAGCCATTTGTAGGTGTGGGAGCTAACATAAATGTATCATCATCAAATAAAGCATAATATTTAGGTTCTGATTCAATAGCTGCATTAGGATATGCCTCTCTTAAAAAAGCTACTTCCTTTAATAACAAGAAGGATTGTTTATTTTCACTAGTAACAGATAAAGAAAATGGTGCTAAAAAATCCGAAGGAGTAGAAAGGTATTGAGTACCTGATGACATTTGTCCTACCACGTTTTTTCTAAAATTAGGTAACTGACAAGTTCTAAGTATTCTATCTTCTGCACTTGTAATAAAATTATTTATATTATTATTAAACGTAGTTTCATTTGTATTTGCATAATCTTTAATTGCTTGTGTTAATGTAGTGTAGGTATAAGACATAGTTTAACTCGTTTTTATTGTTACAGAACCAACTGATCCATTTATTAATAAATTTCCTGACCCTCCTGCATTTCCATTTCCTACAGGATTAAAAGAAAACAATCTCCTACTTGCTGATAAATTAGAATCTGGTCTTGCAAAAGGTAATGCTTGAGCATCAAGAAAAGTATATCTTCCTTGAAAATTTTGTCCTTGGTCTTTATCCCAAACATCTGCTCCAACTAAAAAACCAGTACGGTTTCCACCTACAAACTCTTGTTTTAAATCTTTTAATTTATATCTAAAACCAGTTCTATCGCAAAAACCAAAAGCATATTTACCTGTGGCGTATTTAGACATTATTGACCATAACTATAGCTATAAGGAACAAATTGAATAGATGCTTTTACTCTGTCTTCTTGAGCAGCTAAATCAAACTGTTCTAAATAATAGTCTCTTAAAAGAACCGCTCTTTCTGCAAGCTCTGGTCTTTTCATTGCTATTTGAAATGCAAGTCCAGCGGTAAGAGCTGGAAGAAACCTAATAGGAACATCTGCATTAAGACTAGCTGTATCACCTACGTCATATACTCTTCTAAGATAATAATAGCAAAAAGTATAAGTTTCTGTTGAATCAGGCACAGGCCAAAAATTAATTTCAGGAGCTTCTCTTTGTCTATTAATCCATATTTGTATCGGTCTTCCTTGCGATAATTTACTAGGAATTGTTGAATATGTAGAATTACTAATTCTTGTAACTGGTATATCATTTTGTTGATTAGAATCTCCAGAATTTGTTCTTATAGAATGTTCAATAAGGTCTACAATATCAGAGTCTAAAACATATGTGGATTGACCTGGAGTTAAAACTAATTCTTTTTTAGTTATAGTCCAAAGATTTATACCTCTATTTTGCCATTCAATGCATAATAAATCTAAAGACCTTCTTGCTGTTCTAAGGTCATATCCAGTTCTAAGTTCTAAACCAGCTCTTTCAAATGCTTCTTCGCAAATTTCTCCAATATCTAAATTAAAATTTGATGTACCTGTTACTGCCATTTAAAACTCACAAAATTGTTACTCTTTCTTTTTATCAGAATATTTGTCTAAAAGAAACATAAGAAATTCTTTTCCATATTCTATATCAGAAAAACAATGTGTAAAGCTAGTACCTTCTGCAAAAGGATCAATCACTTGCATAATAGCTTGACCATTTCTTTGTTCATCCATACCAAGATTTCTTGCGTAATCATCAAAAAATTTATAACCACGAGCACGAGCTAACCAATGAATCTTTCCATCATATAACTCATGTTGTGCTAAAGCCCAATTATGTTTATGTCCTGATATATATAAATCAGCATCACTTTGCCATTTAGCTTTCTTCATCTGAGCATGAAGGGGATTCCATTGTGAATGCCCTGGCATATCGTGAGCCGTATAAATTTTACATTCTCTTCCATTGGGAAATTCAAGACATATTCTAGCATCCCAAGGTTCATATATTGTGTGCTCTGACTTCATGTATGTAATAGGATCACCTGCTCCTGACCAAAGGTCGTGATTCCCTCCTACTAGTAATAAAAAGTCTCCTGCCTTTACAAGCCATTCAACTAACTTCCAACTAGTTTCAGCAGAAGTGTCTTGATTTGCATACAAACGACCTAGACGACCCACCCAATTATTTTGTAAGTCACCTAAAGAACACCCTTTTATATTAGGATGAGAATTAATTATATCTAAGTCTCTTCTAAGAGTTACCCAATCACATCCATTATCATCAATATGAGGATCACCTAACCAAACTAATCCTATAGGTTCATTTTTTTGAATTTTAATTTTATGCCATTTAGATTTTTCTTTTTTATTCTTAGCTCTAGTAAATCTTTTTGTAAGATGTTCAATATATTCTTCTATATCATCTTCAGCGTCAGGATTAATGCTTTCAAATTTTGGAGAAAAAATATCTTCTGGGCTTGGAACTTTATGTTTAAAGTCTTTATTCCAAAACTCATCTTCAGTAATACTCCATCTTTCTTTAGCCATAGTACAGTGAGAACGATAAGTAGTTAAGGCCATGTCTAAGTCCATAGCGGCTTGTTTCTGTGTTCCTGATGTAATAAATTGATCTAAAGCATTAATTAATACTTGGTCTTTAACAGCATGATTTCCCATACTTAGCCCTCCCTAAAATTAATATTTATCTTTTATCCATAAAATTTCTTAAACGAAATAATAATAGTATAAGTGTCATTGCCTGCCGCACCAACTGTAGTGAACAATACGTCACCATCAGTTCCTGTTGTCTCTGAGTCTCTTAATGAAGTAAACTCTTTGAAACATATTTCATCAGACCAATCTTCTTTAAG